TTTGGTGGTGTTTGTGAGGAAATTGTAGATAGCCTTAAGCCAGAAATAGAAAGGGCAATTATTAAAATACGAACAATTAAAAAGAAATCAAAGAACTAATAAATAAGATATGAATAAATCTGTTTCAATCGTAAAGTGCGAAAATTGTAAAAACCTTGAAAACAAAGAAGCTAATCGGGTTTGCTATAATTGTTATCTTCACGAAGGAGAACCTGAAAAGTTTGGCGAATGTGAAAAATGCAAAGAAATAATAAAGAAGAAAGATGAATAACAATAGAGAGCCATTTGACATAGGGATAATAATCGCAATAACAGGATTGATTTTAAGTGGAATTTATTTTATAGTTAGGATATTAAAGTTCATTTTTAGGTGGTAAAATGAGAAAAACGCCATTAAAAAGGATAGGAAAGCGTGGTAGGATAAACTTAAAGGCGAACAAGAAATTGAAAGAGATATATGCAGAAAAAGGAATCAGACAATGTGAGATAATGCTGGAGGATTGTTTGAGGAATTGGACTTTGGGATTCGCTCATAAGCACCGAAGATATTGGTATTATAACCACGATGGATTAGACAGTTATTCAGAAACATTGATGGCTTGCACTAATTGTCATAGTAAGATAGATACGAATAAAGAGCTTTTAGAAGATGTTTTCAAGCGATTAAGAGATAAAACTTAATTATATGACAAGAGGGATTTATAAGCACAAACCACTAAGAGGTTAAGAGGAAATGAAAAAATGTGAAAAATGCGGAGAGAATGTAAGTATTGCAAAACATTGCAAGGAGAGTTTCTCAGTGAAAATAGATAAAAATGGGAACGCTCATTATTTCCATTTTAGATGTGTATTTGAAGAGAACAATGAGCCAGAAATAGATGAAATTATAAGAAATAATCCGAGTCAAGAAATATAAAATAAAAAGAACCGGACTTAACAGTTCCGGCTGGATAAACCACTTGTGTCTTTACAGTTAAGACGGATTTCCTTGACTTTTATTACAATATATGGTTTGGAAAAGTAAATACAAAAGACAAGAAAAGTATTATTATAAAAATCGTGGTGATGGCAAACGAAATGATTATTATAAACAATGGCGAGTAAAAAATAGGGAGAGATATAATAGTTATCAACTTAATTATCATAAACAATATAATAAAAAACAGAAGGAAAAGTTCATTTTGGAACATAAAGAAGAAATTGAAAGAAAAAAAGAATTAAAAAAGATAATAAGCAAAAACAAAACAAAATTAAGACAAAAAAGATATGTCAATAGAAAAAGGGGAGCAATTGGAAGTCATACATTAGAAGAATGGGAAAATCTAAAGAAGAAATATAATAATTGTTGTGCTAAATGTGGAATGCAAGAGCCATTTACAAACCAATGGTATCAATTTCTTACTGAAGACCATATTACTCCTGTAAGCAAGGGCGGAACTAATTTTATAAAGAATATCCAACCTCTTTGTCATAAATGTAATTGTATTAAACAAGATAAAACTTAATAATTTACAAACTTAAAGAAGAAATGGTATAATATATTACATCAATGGAAAAAGAAATAGTTATAAGCACAATTGAAAACTTTCTCAAAGAGCATAATAGCCAATTCTCAATTTTCCTGACCCAAAGGGAAATGGCGGTTTTGACATTAAGGCAACAAGGCAAGACTCTTCAGGAGATAGGCAACCAACTCAAGGTAACACGGGAGAGGGTTCGCCAAATTGAAGGAACAGCCCTTAAACGCCAAATGATGAGCAAGGAATTGGCTAAAGAACTCTATAATGCTATAGAGAATTTTTTATTTACAGAAGAGGAATTAAAACAAGCTTTTGAGGAATACTTATCAAAAGGTGAAGGAGAATACTCAACAAGAAAATTAAAATGGCTGGATTTTTACAAAGTTTTATGGGAAAATAAAGGAAAATTATCAAATGTTTAATTAGATTACGTTTTAAATTATGATTTGTCCAAATTGCGGCAAAAGATTTAAAACTAAAAAGAAAACTGGCCTGCAAAGAAAATACTGCTCCGACAAATGTAGTAGTGAATGGCGATACAAAAAAACAAAGTTAAGCCAGAAATTAGCCCTTGAGAGGGCAAAGGCAATACAAAACATATGACATTTAAGGGGAAAAACCCACCTATGACAAACACAGGACAAACAAATCTAACCTGGCACACGGAGAAAAAGAGACTCAAAGACCTGATCCCCTATGAGAGAAACCCAAGAAAGGGGGGCGAGAAAGAAGTGGAAGATGTCAACAAAAGCATCACGAAATTCGGACTGGCCGAGCCGCTGGTGATCAACACCGATGGGACGATAATAGGTGGGCATCTCCGCAGGAAACTACTGTTGGAGAAGGGGGTTGAGGAGGAGGACGTGAGAGTCCCGAACAGGAAGTTGACTGAAAAGGAGGTTGAGGAGCTCAATTTGAGGCTGAACAAGAATCAGGCAAGCTGGGACTTTGACCTTTTGGCTAACTTTGACGAATCCGTATTGAGCGAAGTTGGATTTGGTTCGGAGGAGTTAGATAAGATATTCCAATTAGACGCAGGCGAAGATGACTTTGACACAGAGGCGGAATTAGAAAAGATTAAAGAGTGCAAGGTAAAGACAGGTGATTTATATCAATTAGGTGAGCATAGATTATTATGCGGGGATAGTACTAAAAAAGAGGATGTGGAAAAGCTGATGGGGGGAGATAGGGCTGATATGGTGTTTACAGATCCACCATATTCAGTAAACTATGAAAAGAAAAATAGGGAAGTATTGAAAAGCAAATCATATTCCAAGATAGAGGGGGATAATTTATCGGTAAAAGACATTTCAGAAGATATTTGGCGACCAGTTTTTAAAAATATGTATGATGTGGCGAAAGAAGATTGCTCTTTTTATATGACAATGCCACAAGGTGGCGATCAGATGATGATGATGATGATGATGAGTGAGAATTGGCAGGTTAAACACGAATTGATATGGGTAAAACCAAGTCCAGTATTTTCAATGGGAAGATTAGATTATGACTATAAGCACGAACCAATAATTTTCGGGTGGAAAGATAAACATAATTTTTATGGGCAAGGAGATTTTACAAAATCAGTATGGGAGATAGGAAGAGAAAGCGATAAGAGTCATCCAACAATGAAGCCGGTCGGATTGATTAAAAATGCATTACTAAACTCAAGTAAAAGGGAAGACATAGTATTAGACCTCTTCGGCGGTTCAGGAAGTACCCTAATCGCCTGTGAGCAATTAAACAGAAAGTGCTATATGTGCGAGATTGATAATAAATATATCCAAGTAATAATAAACAGATGGGAGAAATTTACTAATAAAAAAGCAACAAAACTATGAGCGAAAAAGAACCGATAAAAACGGAGAAAAACGGAAGGGATGAAAAAGGAAGATTCATAGAGGGAAATTCGGGAGGGCCTGGTAGACCTATCAATCCTCTGTCAGTTGTCGCAACCCTCAAGGAGAAGCTCGCCGAGATACCAACAGGAGAGCAGATAACCTACCTTCAGGCGCTTGTCAAGAAGGTGCTGAAGAAGGCGATCATAGACGAGGACGTGGCGATGATAAAAGACATAATAAACAGGGTGGACGGGCTTCCGGAGCAGCCGATAAGGCATTCCGGCTCTCTTGAGCAGAACGTCCAGCTTGAGGAGAAGACGAGGGAACTCATCAGGGAGTTCGTTGAGTACCAGAAGAAGCAAATAAAATGATTACGGAGATACTTTTACTTTTCATACTGATTTCATTGCTTTTTATTATTTACTTGCTTTTCAAGTTGCTACCGAAAGAAAAACAAAAGGAAGTTTTAAGAAAGGCCGGCAACATTGAGGGCGAAGTCATTGAATGGCAACCTCCCAAAAGCGATGAGGAGGAGGCATTCAACAAGGTCTTAAGGGAAATTAAAAAATAACTATGGCATATTCACCCGATTATTATAAAAACAAAAGAGAGGAGCTAGACAAGAAGTTCTTTACTGCAAAAGACCAACTAATACAGGATATGTTCAATCTCTTAAACAGGTTCAGTGAGCACCAGAAGGACTTGCAGGGAAGATTTGCTGAAAATATGCAGCAGGAGGAGGAGTCAAAGAAAAAGACAGAGGAGGAAAACAAAAAGAAAATTGACCAAGCTAAAAAATAGTATGGCATCTATAGAAGAAGAAAGGAGGAAGGCTAAAATGAGCTTGGAAGATTATATCAAAGTCCAGCAACCTTTTGACAAGAAGAATAAAAAGGTAAATCCTCTTTTCATTAAAGCATTCGGAAAAGATAAATTACCTAAAGAAAAGAAAAAATACAATGCCCTGCAAAAAACCTAAAAAATAAAACAAAATGGATGCTTTAGAAAAGGCGATAGCCGACGAGATGTGGAGGCAGTCCTGCCTCTTTTGGGCGCAGAGGAACATCACCAACGAAAAGGGTAGAAGGCTTGAGTTCTCCGACCACCGTTTCCTCAAGGACATCTACGACGACTGGACTCCAGTGCAGGTGGTGAGGAAAGCATCGCAGGTGGGTTACTCAACGATGGAGATTCTGAAGAGCTTCTACGCCGCAAAGTTTAGAGGATACAACATCATTTATACTCTTCCCACGTTCTCCGACGTCTCGCAGTTCGTGCCGTCAAAGGTCAACACCATCATCGGCAACAACCTGAACCTGCAGGATTGGACTCAGGACAAGGACACCATCTTCCAGAAGAAAATCGGAGATGGCTTTATTTATTTCAGAGGGACATTCACGAGCGGAAAGGAGAAAATGGAATCCGGAGTTGGAATAATGTTTTCCAGCGATCTTAATATTCATGATGAGTGCGACAGATCAGACCAAGTAATCTTGGAGCAATACGAATCAAGACTGGAAGCAAGCAAGTTCGCAGGGAGGTGGTATTTTTCTAATCCAACTTCACCTAATACAGCCTCGCAGAAAATATGGGAAGTTTCAGACCAGAAACATTGGTTCGTAAAATGTTCGCATTGCAACAAATGGCAGTATTTGGACTACTGGAAAAACATAAAAAATGATAAGTATGTTTGCCAGTATTGCGAAAAAGAAATAACTGACAAAGACAGGATGGGCGGTCAGTGGGTTAAGAAATACAAGGACAGGGAAATTTCCGGCTACTGGATTCCACATATGATTTGCCCTTGGATTCCGGCAAGCAAAATAGCGGAACAAGAAAGAACAAAAACTAAACAGTTCTTTTATAATTTTGTCTTGGGATTGCCTTATATTGGTTCTGATGTTGTAGTAAATCAAGATGTTATTTTGAAAGCAGTTGACTTATCATCATTAAATAAAAAAGAACATAACGTATTAGGAGTTGACCAAGGTTTGAAAAAGCACTGGGTTCTTATGAATACTCAGGGTATATTTGCTCTTGGTAAAACAGACAGTTGGCAGGACATAGAGCAACTAATTAAACTTTATGACGTTGAGCTTTGTATCATTGATGCTTTGCCGGATTTAACAGAACCAAGAAAAATAAGAGATAAATATCCAGGCAAAATCTGGTTGAACTATTTCAAGAAAGAAGTAAGAAAAGCTGATTACATTTCTTGGGACTACAAGACGCACACAGTTTTTTCCGACAGGACTAAAATCATTCAGAATACCATTGACAAATTTGTCAACAGGGAAGTGAGGATACAAATGAATCCCGAGGAACTCGGAGAGTATGTAAAACACTGGACAGCGCTTTACAAAGTTGTGGAAAAAGATAATCTAGGTATTGAAAGGGATTCGTGGGAATCTACAGGCGATGACCATTTCGTTTTTGCAACCCTTTACGCAATAATAGGAATGGAAAAAGCAGAAAAGGGAGGGACTGAAATCCGAGAATGGAGCGGAGAGAAAAAACCTTACGACGGACTTGCTCCATCAATTATTGATGAGATAAAAAGGCAGGAAAAATTTGACTGATGTGTTTCTTTTAATTGCAAAAAATGGTATAATATACGAACCATAATTTGTATAAACAAAAAAGTGCAATTTTTTAATAGAGGCGAACATTAAAAATGCCAGTTGAAACTTTAAATGAAGTAATAGCTTCTTATAGGCAAAATCTTCAATATAATGCAAGTGATGAAGATTTGAAATCTGCCATAAATAAAGCACTTAGAGAAAGTTTTGAAATAAAAGACAAGATTGATGAAATAGGAAAAAGAAACAAGAGATATTGGGTTGCCGGAACTGACAAGGATATGGCGAAAGTTCACCCAAAGAAATCAAAGCTGATTACAAATGCCATTTTTACTGATGTTGAAACTGCGATTCCTATTCTAACATCAGAACCGCCAGAGCCGACGGTGGTAGGAAATGTCACCAACGAACAAAAAACAAAAATACAGAAAGGTTTGGAACTTGCCTACGAAGTGAAATATAGGATGCAACAAAAAATCCAGTGCTTGTTAAGGCATTGGTTTTTATTTAGGTTAGGAGCTTTCAAATACAGATGGGACGAAGAAAAAGGATTCATCACGGAAAATACTCTGCCTAAAAAGATAGGTTTTGACAAGAGGGCAACATCAAAGGATGACTGCGAATACTTCTGGCAGGAACTGGAGGACACTGCAGAAAACATAATCGTAAAGTTTCCGAAAGCAAAAGCCGAAATACTCCAACTCGCAGGGAAGGAAGGAATGAAGTCAAAGCTGAAATACCTTGAGTTCTGGGGAGGAAACGGAGAGTGGGTTTGTTGGAAACTGAAAGAGTTAATCTTGGACAAGATAAAGAATCCGAACTGGGATTATGAAACAAAAGAAAACAACCTTTTCAAAAAACCACAATTTCCGTATCTTTTGATGAACGTTTTCTCAATAGGTGATGAAACCGGTATGTATGATGAAACATCATTGATAGAACAGTCAATCCCGATACAGGACGGTATTAACCAGTTGGAACAACAAATTATTGACCTGAACGAAGGGCAAAAAAGGGTATGGGTAGCAAGCGGAGAGGCGATGAGCGAGAAGAAGGCACAGGATTTGGTTGACAAAACAGGAGACCTGATGGTTTACCTTGATAGGAAAGCGCCAGCCGGTTCGGTTGCGCAGGTCCAGTCAGGAAAACCAGATGCCTCGCTTTTTGATAACTTGTCGCATCTGAGAAATGAGGTAGACAACGTTATAGGCATACACTCAACGACAAGGGGTGAAAGGGCGCAACAGGAAACGCTCGGCGGAAGGCAACTCCTTATGGGTTCGGATATGGGTAGGTTGGATTTGATAGTTCGGAACGTGGAAACGGTAATAGAGGAGTGGTACAACGCTTATCTTCATATGGTTAAGGTTTACTCGGTTGAGGGTGATGTGCTTAGGAGCGCTACCAACGAAACTATTGAACTGAAGCCGGAGGACATACCAAGTGAAATCCAGATAATGGTTAAGAAGGGTTCTACCCTGCCGATTGATGATAGGACAAAGATGGACAACGCAATACAGCTGGCAGGTTCTGGTATGATAGACCCTAAGACACTTTTTGAGGAAATGGGCTATCCAAACACTGACCAGAGGGTTCAAGCGCTTTACCAGTGGCTTCAAGTGACAGGAAAAATACAAGCTCCTCAGCAACAAATGCCTCCTGAACAGGTAGGACAACCTGCGCCGGAACAGGCAGGAATGCCGGTGGGACAAGTGGCAGGACAACCGCCACAGCAAGGAGGGCAAACTGACCAGCAAATGGCGAGATTACAACAGGTCTTGCAAAGCCAGCAGTTTCAGAGTTTGCCTGATGACCAAAAATTACAATTTATTCAAAGAGGTCGTGAAATAATAAATCAAATTAAAGGAGGTGCAAACCAATAATATGCCAAGAATACAGGACATTTATAATCGGACAGGAAAACAAGTTACGGCAAAAGAGGTAGGTATTGCTACAATCAAGGGAGGAGCTTTAGGAGGAGCTATGAGGAAAATGGGAGGAATGGGGCAAATGATTATGGACGCCCTAAAGAAAAGAAAGAAACTGCCAAAGTTTCCTACAGCGCCTGAAAGGAGACCAGAACCA